AACCGACTGGCTTGGGGATGGAGAACAATATATTGTCGACCACCCTGGACTGAAGCGAGACGTGGAAAACCTAATTGAAGATTCACGTAATGGAATTCGTGGGAGTGCTATTTCAACAGCTACCCTCAAGGATGAAAAACGTGATATCAACAAGGTAAATGCTGGGAAAACGAGAGTTTTCGAAGCATGTCCTCAACATTTGGTGATAGCTTTGCGCCAGTATTACTTAGACTTTAATGCTCATGTCACAAGACATAGAATAAAGAACGGTATTGCTGTGGGTATAAACCCATATTCACTGGAATGGACAACCCTGGCCCATCATCTCCAAGAGAAAGGCAATTACATGATTGCCGGAGATTTCTCAAATTTCGACGGTTCCCTACTTATGCAGGTGCTCGTTAAGATTAATGAGAAAATCAATGAATGGTATGATGATGGTGAAGAAAACAAACTCATACGTGCTGCCCTTTGGGACCACATATGTAACGCCGACATTCTTGTGCGCGGTGAAGTGATTCGCAAGACTCACTCACAACCGTCTGGGAATCCACTCACTGTTATTGTCAATTCATTGTTTAATGGTATTGTGATGAGAATTGCATATCTTATGTTGAAGAAACAACAGGGACTTCCAGCTATCTGTGACTACCGCAAACATGTGGCTGAGATCATATACGGTGATGACGACATCAAGTCCGTCAGCATAGAAATTCTCGACTGGTTCAATCAGAACACTCTCACTGAAGCTCTAGCATCATTTGGTCTCACATACACTGACGAAGCAAAGACTGGTGTCATCCTTCCTTTTAAACCATTGGAGGATGTCGCTTTCCTCAAAAGACAATTCGTTATTCAACCAGATGGTACTTTTTTAGCTCCAATGAACTTAGAAGCCGTTTTGGAAATAACCAATTGGATTCGGGGAAAAGCCCGTCGTGCCGCAACAGTGGAGAATTGCCAACAAGTTATCATGGAACTCGCTATGCACAAACGGGAAGTATACGATTACTGGAGTCGTCGTGTACGAGACGAACTATCCGATGCGGGAATCAATTTCTCGGTACCCACACACTACGAACAAATGGAAGTGTACAGGTGCAACAGAGATTTATATTCTCGCCAAGAATACGTTCCTCTTTGGTAGACTCTCGGGCCTTGCCAGGAAATGTGATCTTGTCTACAGAAACCAAACGGGATACTTCTGTTTTCACTGCTATTTCTGTGCCCAAATATAGAGTGTTGCTGTGCTCTGGTGATACAGCTCCCGACTTCAGGGTGAATAGTCATCTACCCCTGTCGTATAACATGACTTCCAACAATTCAAATGAAAACAATGGTTCTGTTTCGTATGACCATGATCAAAACACGAACGTCGATTCCACTCGTGGAAAACTCCTCACTGATGTGCAAATGTCGGTTGAGGCAACCCCCATGCCAGCCACGGTAACGCAACTGGCATTAAATGATACGACCCGGCACGAAATCCGCAGTATCTTAGAACGCCCCGTTAATTTGGGAACATTTGTTTGGTCTTCAGCTGATGAAGCAATACCGATTCATCTGACACCAGCGGACTATGATGCTGACACTGCAAATTATCTGAAACTATTCAACTTTCCTCAGGACATTTTTACGAAATCGCCCTTAGTTGTGGATAAGTTGAAGAACTATCAGTATATGAAGGCCAACATCGAAATTGAGATTAAGATTAATGCTCAACCTTTCTTGCAGGGAGCGCTAATGCTGGTTTATAATCCTTATTATAACCAGACTGGTGACTTCCGCAGGAAAGGAACTCGATTCCTGGCTTCGCAGACATCGTGCCCATATAAAGTCGTGAGTGTGGAGGAAGGAAATTCTTTGAAGATTATCTGTCCCTATGCGAACATCTATGATCTTTTTGATCTTGGTAATGCCGACAATCAGTTTGGAACTGCATTCTTATATGTATTTTCCCCTCTGAGAGGCACAGAAACCAAGGAAGAAGTGAACTACACTGTGTTTGCTAGGTTCGTTGATCCTCAATTCTATGTTCCCACTCACAACGATGTAATCTCGAACATCAAGGACAAGCATGACATTGCACGCCTAGAAAAGCGTGGTTATCGCTTTGCCCAAGCTGATGTACAACCTGTCGCCGCTAGTGATACTGGAGAAGTAACTACTTCTGGACCAGTTTCTCAGGTGGCACAGGGAGTAACTACTATTGCTGATGCTCTATCCGGAGTGCCAGTAATTGGTAGATTTGCTCCTTGTGTTGCTTGGGTGTCACGATCAGTCGGCAAAGCCGCCTCTGTGTTTGGCTGGTCGAAGCCAACTTCAATCCAACCACAATGCAAGTCGGTGTTGAAACCAAACAATAC